GTTGCAGGTAGGCTTATGACAATATTGCCAGTCGTTGCAGTTACATCTATTTCATTTGGTGTGCCAGTAATGCTATTAACGAATGTTGGCTTATTGAGAAGGTTGTCCCAATCTATCTTTGCTGCAAGTTCCCCGATTGACCCACTAAATACTTCTGAAGTGTTTGTAGCATCTGGTATAAAAGTAAATTTTCCAGATGAATCATCAAATCCAAAAAAGCCCAGCTTGGAGGCTGTTCCATCGTGCCAGCGAAATTCAATGCCACGATCTTTATTGTCATCAACTGTTGGTGCAGTTTTTCCACCAAGTGTAATGATAGGGTCTTTAATTGTCGTTACAGTAGAATCAATAACAGTGGTATTACCGAGAACAGTTATGTTATTTACTGTTAAGTTTTCTTCTGTTGTTATCGAAGTGCTTGATTCTTGCAATAAATTTAAAGATGAGTTAACTAAATTCCCATCACTATCTAAATAATAAAATATTCTATTGATTGGATCAAGTGCTATTTGCCCTTGGGTAATACTTGGTGTTGCCACTATGAAACCTTTCTCTTTACTTAGAAGGTTCCACCATCGAATGTGATACCATCAAATGTCGTCAAGTTAGAAATAGATCCACCTGTAATTGTAACGTTGTTTGAATTTTGTGTTGCAATAGTGCCAAGAGCAAGTGTTGTTCTTGCAGTGGCGGCGTCAGCGTCATCTATAAGGCTTCTACCAAATGTAGTAAGGGTAGCTAAATCTGCAGTATTTGCTCCTGTAAAATACGGGAGCTTGTCAGCTGCTGAAGTAAGGCCAGCTATTGCTGCTAGTTCTGCATCGTAGGCTTGGACATCAGTTCCTATAGCTAGCCCTAAATTGGTTCTAGCACCAGACGCAGTTGTTGCACCAGTGCCACCATAAGCGATAGCTATTGTTCCTGCGCTCCAAGTTCCTGAGGTAACATTGCCTACTGAAGTTAAGCTTGAGTTAACAACACTTGAAGCTAGAGTAGTATTTGATAATACTTCAGATGTTCCTATTTTTAAAACTTTTCCAGCAGCTAGATCTAAATGTTCAGACGATGTCCAAGCATCTGTTGCGTCAACCCAATTAAAAGTTTTGTTTGTTGAACCAAGTATTGTTATACCAGCTCCATCAGCTGTTATATCTGTAGGCGATGCTGCGTTAGCTAGAACAATGTTTTTATCTTCAACAACAAGAGTTGCTGTATTTAAGGTTGTTGTATTTCCATTCACAATTAAATCACCAGTTACGGTTAAGTTATTGCCAATCGTTACATCGTCTGGTAAGCCAATCGTAATTGCCCCACTTGCTGCAGATACTGTAACCTCATTTGCGGTACCAGTGAGTGAGGTTACTGCTGCGGTTGACAAGTCGCTAATTTGTGATCCGGTAATTGCAATTGCCGAATTACCAGCTGCTGTCAGTCTTCCTTTTGCATCTACTGTAAATGTTGCCACTGAATTTGCAGCTCCATAAGAGCCAGCAGTTACCGCAGTATTGTCAAGGTTTGAAGAAGTCAAAGAAATTGCCGTATTACCAGCTGCTGTCAAACGACCCTGGGCATCAACAGTGAATGTCGCAACAGTTCCTGCGCCACCGTATGAGCCACCAGTTACTGTGGTGTTGTCAAGGTTTATCGTGATTGTATCAGTCGCACCTGCAACAGAACTTAAGCCAGTACCACCAGAAATTGTTAGTGTATCAGTGCCTGAAGTAATTGTTTGGTTTGATCCAGAGTCGCCCGAAACTGTAAATGCCGTAGCAACGTTTGCAACAATGTTACTAACATTAGATACCTGTTGATCAACATAAAGTTTTGTTGTAGCATGAGCGTTTGCCGTTGGCGTTGGAACAACAACTGTTCCAGAAAAGGTTTTATCTCCAGTTAGCGTTTGAGAAGTGGTGAGTGATACAAACGCACCGATACCACCAATTGCTGGAATGTTATTTGCATTACCGTTGCCATCATCGCCAAAACCATAGTAAAGAGTGTTGTCGGCTTCATTAAATGCTAACTCTGCGTTTTTTAAAGAACTTGGTGCGCCGGGTAAACCGCTAGCAACTCTTCTTTTTATTCTTAAAATATTAGACATTTAAAAATTTCCTCCATCGACCAGGTCTGACTCTGCATAGTTTACCCATTGAGATCCGTTGTAACGTAAAATTTGTCCACTAGCAGCTGTGCTTATAGTAACATCGGTTAAACCATTTAAAACTGATTGAGCCAAAATATTTGTTTCAGCTGTTACTATTCTGTCTTTAACTGTTAAATGTGAACCTGCTGGGTTTAACCCTATAACAGTCTGCAACGCCTCTACAGCATCATTAATATCCGTATGTTGCTTGTGATGAGGTACCGATATAGAATCGAGCCTATCGGTTGAACTTGGATTGATAAAATTGTCTAAAGATGCTGGATATTGAGTAGCCATATTTTTCCTATATTGATAGTATTTTACTAACAGTATTACTCCATATAATAGTAATTGAGGAACTAGAATTACTACCACTGTATGGCAAACCTATTGAAGAATCTATATAGAAAAATAATCTTGAGCCAGCGTCTGTTCCAGCTATCTGGTAACAAATTATTGCATCAAAATACGAACCATCGTGAATAATTGTTAAATCATTTGCATCTAACACGCCGTTGACAACTGTTATCCCACTAATATTTTCAGTTCTTTTTTTTATAGCTAATGTTGGTATATCTGAAACAAATTCATCAGTTAGCTCATTAATCGAATACAAGCTTTTATCAACCAGCAATAGCGCATACTGAGATGCTGAGGTATTTATCAGCCCATTTAAAAGTCCGGTTTTAGCTTTGCCATAAACTAAATTAGCCATTTTTAAACACCAACATCTTTAGATACTATTATTCTATACTTATATCCGCTTTCAAAATATTCTTTATTGTCGGTATAATATGCTGGGGTTGCATCAGCTAATGATGGGAAATCAATATAAACTTCTGATTTCCAAGAATGCAATTGAACTACCGTTGGTATTTCTTCCCATCTCGATGGTGTTCTTTGTATTTTTTTTCTTTGGCATTTGAAATAAGTATTATTTAAGTAATTTGATGCCGGCCTTGCGTTAAAGACTATGACTGCTCTTCCCGAATTAAAATCATTACCTAGATAAAAATCACCATTTACTGGGTATACTTCTGAGATAAAGAATTCTGGGTTTTTGGCAAGGATCTGAATACTTGTATAGGCATCTGTTCTTACAGACTTGTCTTCAACTAAAATTTCTCCAACATCTGGAGCTCTAACAGAAGAGAATGAAGACGGGGTTGCATCATCACCTTTCCAGGTAAATAATACTTGTTCTTCTTCTATTGACTCATTTACTGCGTCTAGAAAATTAACTAATCTAATTAAATATTCTTGGTCAGAATTAAGATCAACTTGATCGTCCCAATAAAGTCTTAAAGTTCTTGATATTTGATTATAATCAACTAAAGTTTGAATAGGTGCAAATGGATTGCTAACAGCAGATGGTGTTGCGGCATTTGTTTGAACAATAAAGTTTTCATTTTTTAAACTACTAATTTTAATTGTTTTCCCGAATTTGATTACCACCATATTGACGTCAATGGCGACTATGCTATCTATTAAAGGAAGTGACAAAATATTCTCCTTACAAAAAACTAACTAATTAGTAACAAACTTTTCCGAGAAAAGCAACAAGGGACGGCTTTCGCCGCCCCTTGTCACTAAGGTAACCGTAACTATAACTACCCTAAGGTTTTTATTATTACATCTCGTTTGTAACTTGAACCTCGTAATTACGAGCAAGTCTAACGTTCTTAGCAACAGTGATACCTTCACCGTCACCAAGCATTACGATGTCATAACGTTCTTTCATCTTCATCTGACGGATGTCACGCGAAGGATCATCGAACTGATCCGTGCTCATGTCATCTTTCACAAGAAGTGTTCCCACTTCATTGCGGTCGATCAAGAAAAGGTCTGACATTGCTGGAGTTGAGCCAGACTTTGCAGTGAAGCTAACGAAAGGTGAGACGATAACATTCAAACCCATAGGAGCGGTGTTGTTTAAAGCACCTTCCTTTGAATCTGGACGGTATCCCCAACTCGTGTTAACTGCTGCTGCTGAGCCACCAGTGTGGAAAATCGCATCCTTCAAGAATACCGACCACATTAATGGGTGGAGGATAAAGTCTGTTGGGATATGATTTTCTGCCATAAGAACTGCTGCCATGTCGATAACATCATCCCAGGTAACGGTTTTGTTATAAACACCGTCAATCCCACGACCTGTTGTATCGTCATATGAGCCGCTCTCATTGTCGAACACAATGCTTGCTGCATCCTTGAAACGACTGAGGGCAATTTGTTCCTTCAAACGGGCCATTGCACGACCTGCTGCGCGAACATGAAGACCTACAATGTCCCAAAGGGAGTC